TGGGTTGGGTGAATTTTGTTTTCTTGGTTAGCCACAGCCCTAGCTAAAGTTTTAATTCTTACAGCCTTATCGAATGATGTGTAAGCAAGTTCAGCGTCGGCCATACTAAAATCTCTTTGGCCTTTATCCCATATAAGCCAACACTCTGAATTTTGCAGCATATTAGCGAAGTAATTACCGCCCCAAATGATTCTATTTACACTTACTTTCTCTAACAAACTAAAATATTCTTTCCCTGGTATTTGAAGATTCCATCCTTTATTACATTTACTCCAATCGATGCTAATATTCCATCCATTTTTAACACTCCTACCACCGTTAAGGTTATTCCCATAAGGAGGATCGACGCAAGCAAGTGAAAAAGATTTATCAGGCAAATCCTTCATAAATTCCTCGCAATCACCGTGTATCAGTGTTGCTGTGCCTATTTTTATAGTTTTCATTTAACTACCTTTGAATCTAATACACGCTTCATTTCCGCAAGTATTTTTAAACCTTCCGCTTTCGGTGTTGTATGCGCTTTTTCTGGAGAAGGCAAAGCTTTCAATCTTTCAGGAACAACACTCGGTAACTCACCTGCCTCAATTTTAGCCCTAGAATCGTCAACAGCGACTTTCCAGCGAGTTTTGATACTCTGGTAAGGAAAATTATTTATATCGCAGCCTAGCTTCACTGCGGCGCAATACACGGCACAATGAGACCACTTATCTAATCCCTTTTCACGAAGTCTCATTTGTTCAACAGCTTCGAGGAATGTTGCTTCGTAGTCTATCTCTGGTCTACAGCACTCTAAAAACTGAGGGAAGTTTGGTGGCCAGTCCTTGTATTTCTCTATGCACTTATCAAGCCCAGTCTTTACCTCATTGAAGTTTATTCCTCTTTCGTGCAGCTCTTCTGCCCATGCTTGCTTGCAATCTTTCAAGTATCCATCAGTAGGAAATTGGTTGCGCCACTTGCTAGGGTAAAGAATATCTAGTTTAGTAAATAGCCTATCTATTGCCGCAACACCCTTGTTTTTCTCGGTAGTTGAAAGCCAGTTGTTTTCAGTTAATGTCGATAATTCGCCCATTTCCTTCTCCGTTTATTTTGTTTCCGTATCCATCCATACCATAATCCAATTCAGTAGAACAAAACTTCTGCGTTCGCTTTTGTGTCGATGCTTTGTTGTCTGGTAAGAATAATCCTGTGTATCCGTTGATTGCCGCAGTTTCCAAAGCTGTTGAATAATCTTGACCAGAATCTTTCCACTTTCGAAGCTTTTCAACTTGCTTTTGCATCTGCTCTGGAATCATCTTTTTACCCTTTCGAGTTTTTATCCATAAATTCCAATGATCCTCATTTATCCAGTCAGGTATAAAAAAGTGATTTTCTTTTTTACTTTCTTTAATAACTGAAGAAGAAGAAGAAGAAGAAGGGGTTGGTTTTTGGTTAACCCCAGTGGTTGAATTTTGGTTAAGCAAATTAGGATTTCCACCTAGTTTTCCAGCTTCTCTACGAACTTTACATAGATATTCATCGTTAACCATGCGCTTTGAATAAATAGCCCCATCATGCTCCCTAACTTTTGCTACACCATAGGTTATGAGTTTGGTTAAGCTAATTTCCAAAGTTGCTAAATCTAAACCTAAAATTCTTGCAAGAGCAGTCCTTGGCATAGGCAAACCATTTAAAAGCAAAACTCCTCTCTCGCTGGATTCGTGCATTAAGCACATAATCTCAAACCATATGCCTTTGTCATGATATTCGAGTGATTGTACAGCCGGATCTTTGCGCCAATCTGCCGGGTAAAACTGCATAGCAGGCATCTTCATCATTTAATCCTAATTCAGATCCGTGCTTGAGGATAAGTCAAGCGGAATCATCGCATAGAGAGAATCAGCGATTTTTCTTTTACGGATTTGGATTAATACTAAATACATTAAGGCATCTCTCTTTTAGATAATGCGGTTTATCAGTCCGCGATATTGAGATTTAATTATACATCAAAACAACGATTCTTTGTTGTCATCCTTGAATCTTAAACCAGCTTGATCAAGATTCATTATAGCTTGTTTATAATAACTTTCTTTCAGTTCAATACCTATCGCTTTTCTGTTCATTGATACAGGGCTGTATACTTCGCTTCCAACACCCATAAATGGAGTTAAAACAACCTCTCCTTCATTCGAGTATAGCTCTATCAATCTATCAATTACATCAAGCTGCAAAGGGTGAACATGCTTCTCGTCATCCTCTTCTTTTGATTCCCGGAAAGGTAGAACGTTATTAATCCTGATATCATCCCAAACGCTTGAAGCGTACCGTTGCCAAATGTAATGACTTAACTTATTTGTTTTTGGATCGTCATGTACATCGTACATCGTATTAAGCCTATCCCACAATTCAGACTCTGATATGTCGGTACCATTCGCATTATTCCAGGCTTGCAAAATGTTTGGCAGTATCGGAGTATCCCCAAAGTATTTTTTTAATCCACATGGATGAGTTACTGGTACGGCATTATCGCCTTTCTTTGTAAATACCAAAACGTAGTCAGGCATTGCCGTGAAGCACTGCGTTGAATCTTCTACAATAAGCTTGTGCATTAAGCTCTTGACCATTGTACGCATACGAACCTTTAAAGGTTCTTTCCAGATTGTTATGCGATTGCGATATTGAAAACCATACTTATCATGAATTCTGATAATTTCGTGTGGGAAATCCCACAATCTGCATGAGTTATCAAAAACATCAGTACAGTGTACGGCCGTTATCCTTCCTGGTTTTGTTATCCTTGCCATTTCTTTTATCAAAAAGTCATATTGCTCAAGGAATTGTTCTTTACTTTCGCAGTTTGAGAAGTCTCTAGGGTCGCTTGAATAATTATATAACCCTGCAAAAGGAGGGGAATAAACAGATAAGTCTACCGATTCATCAGGTATCGTTGGCAGCACTTCCATGCAATCTGCATTGTAGATAGCGTATTTGTCTGTTATAAGTTGATTCTTTACCATTATGTTTTCTCCCTGATTAAATAAAATTTGGTAGCTTTACTTCTTTATCGTGATCTTTATCAATAAAGACAAACTCACTATTTGCAGCTGCAACAAGATTCTCATACAACTTTATTGCTTTTTGTGTTTTCTGCTCGATTGCCTCTAAAACTCTTCCCTGACCTTCACTTATTACCATGTCACAAACAACCTCATTTTTTTGACCAAACCGCCAAAACCTTCTTATCGACTGATAATATTGTTCATAACTCCAGGTCGGAAAATACACAGTATGATTGCAATGCTGCCAGTTGAGCCCCATTGAGGTCATTTTCGCCTTGGTTATAATTCTTTGAATTTGTCCATCAGCAAAAGCCATTAGTATTTCTTCTTTCTTGTCAATGCTCATTTTCCCAGTTATTTCTACCGCATCGGTATCAAGTTTCGATAGTAATTCAGACTCATCATTAAGATTGCACCAATAAACTGACGTCTTTCCTGATGATAATGTGACTGCCTTTTCGCAACGTTCTTTCACGGTCAGTTTCTGTTCTTCTCTTACCTCTGTCATAGTCTGCGCAGGTAATACAAATAAAGACTCCTGCCCGTTTATACACCATTGCTTATCATTTCTTGATACATGCCTGTTTATAGTCAATGGCGGCAAATCGTAACCGTCATTAGAAAAACCAAGATCGGAAGGCCTTTTTATCATGATTGACCATTGGTTAATCCATGCGAAGAAATCCTTTTCGGCATGTGGCTTAAGGTAGAATTTCTCGCCTATGTTTCGATTATTACTATCTATGCTGCCTTGATTAGATTTAAAGAACTTTCCGAGCATGTCCATATACCCCATGTAACCAAGCGCCTCCGAACTATTACCAAGCTCTATAAAATCATTAGGCGATGGTGTTGCGGTAGACAGGAATCTGTACTTAACTTTCTTTATGAAAGCAATGATTTGATCTCTTGTTTTCCCTGCAAAATTCTTGAGAATACTTGACTCATCAGCTATAACGCATTCGAAATCACCAGGATCAAGTAAGTGAAGACGCTCGTAATTACAAACAATTATCTTCTTTGTTAGTTTGTTGACTCGAATATGCTCAATATCTGAAACACCAATATTCTCAGCTTCTTTTAGAAATTGGAATGCAACGGCCAACGGAGTTAGTATTAAAACTCTACCGTTGGTTTTCCTTATGATATTTTCGGCTATGGCGATTTGTATTAAGGTTTTACCTAAACCGGTATCCGCAAACACACCTACACGGCCTTTGACCAAAGATCTTGTAATAATATGTTTCTGAAAATCAAATGCAATATCTGGCATCCACAATGGATCAAAACCATAATTGCCGATACTGTGTTTTTTGGTTGAGACAAAATCAGAATATTCTAAATTTTTCATTACTTCCAAATCTCCTTTAGTATCCCGGCTACGATGAGAAGGCGTAACAGTAGGCCAGCATTACAAGGAGTTTGCTGAGCGAACGACTCGGGATACAAAAATAGACTTGATAACATTTGATTCCTTGTTTGCACCTGATTTCTCACGTCAAGCGTTGAAGTTAAAGTATACCACATGACTCACAACTAGACCACAAAAACATATGATTACTCGGTCACATAAAATGTGATAATTAAGCTGATTCATATCACGCCACCTTCAAATCAAGTTCACGCACGATCACAACCACGCCGGGTGTTTCTGCGTAACGTTTCCGCTGCGAAGCCTCAACAACCTGCCCATCGTCACGCCAAACAACGCCATTCATCCCGTCGAAAATTCCTTTGGTTATATTGTCAATATCGCTTCTTTTCGTTGCCGCTATTTCCCCATTTGCCGCCGCTATTTTTTTCTTGTTCGACCATGATTCTGGGATCTGCAATCTGATATCTAAATCAACAGACACAGCCCCTTGAATCAAATCTTTCCCGACCATTGCAAAAGCGGCAGCATGAGCAACAAGACCTTCGTAATTAACTGTTTTCGCTGGTGAGTATGCAGTAACAAACTTTCCCCTACGCGCAAACTTTGGTCTTCCTTTTGCAACCGGCTGGCCAGGCACCACAAATTGAATCTCAGTTGTCATTTCCCACGCAATCTTTCGAGTTTCGCCAACACATCAGCGCAATTGCTGCCGTTCGCTTTCATCTTAACAAGCTTCGCAGTGAGTGAATTAATCATGAAATCTCTAAGTGTTTTGCTGACGATCATTTGCCGTTTAATTCCTCTAGTTTGTCTGCTATCTGGCGCAAATCGTCTGATCTCAATAATTCGTGGTTGTTGAACCAACTTAAACTCCATATTCCGTCAATCTGTCTATCTAACTCAGCTACCCTGATCACACCAAGGCCAACAACAACACGTTTCTTCGCCTCTATTAAATTAAATGTAATCGGTTCAAATTCCATTTCACTCTCCGTTTATAGGTGTTGGTGGCAGGGGATGAAGTCTGCTTGTTAGTATTTAATGAGATTAATTCCATTACTCAAGTATCGCGGGATTCAATTGATCTGCACCGGCAAACCTCAAGGCCACTGCTGGAATAACAGTTACTAACTGACCGCTACCTGTTCGCATCATCACTGCGCTATGCACCAACAAAGAAGCGGGCTGGGCTTGATACCAGCTTTGGATTTTTGTAAGCTGTTGGGAACCAGATTCTACTTATTCATATCGACTCGCTTTTTAAGCTCAATCCCACTGCTTTCGCTCGTAGGCACATATGCCGCAGCGCATCCCACGCGCTTTATCTTACATCCAACCACCTTCTAAGCCACTTAAGGCTCCAGCGGGTTTCCTTCAACGCCGCCGCTTCTTTGTTTACCCTCCGTGTCGTGGAGGATACGTGCCGATAAATGATCAACTGTAAAATCATGGTCTACATATCAACCATTCACCAACAATTCAGGATTCACGCCTCGGAGTTTATCACCCTTGTGAATTTACACATGACCCCTGAATTGTTAGCCCTGATTTTTTTAGACTTAAATCAGGAAACAAGCGGGAGATATTACGGCATTAATTGACAAGTTGCGTTTGCTATACGCTCAGATTTTAACACTGCCCCAGGGTTTGTATAGGTTCCGTCTGAGTTGCTTTTATATATAAGCACCTTGCTTTTCCTATGATTTGCCAAAGCATCAAGGCATTCTTGCTCGACACCAAAGCCACGCTGAGTTAATGCTTCAGCAAATGGTGGATAATTTGTATTATCTGTATTCTGCTGGCTCGGGATATGCACATAATCATTTCCCATTATGTACCACATACCAGCTGCACTTGCTACACCAACCATTGATACCATCAATACTGCCACCACGATTAAAGATTTAAACATTTTGTTTCTCCACTTAGTTAGTAAAACATTTTGGTGGATAAGGCTGGAATCGAACCAGCATCCGGTTGAACCGAGTACAGATTTACAGTCTGCCGCCACTTAACCAATATTGACCTCTTATCCTTTTTTGCCTTTTAAGCTAGGCCTAGCTATTCACCGTTTCCGGTAGATTCTTTTATTTTGTGTTTTCCGATAAGAGTTTATCGAACGCATTGGCGACTTTTTGCGCGTCATGGAAATCACTGAAATAATGCCGCCCGTTTAATAAACTTATTTGATAGCCGCCTCTATTACCATCAGGGCATGGCAACTCTTCGCCATTCAACATAAACGTTTTCTTTGGTGGATTCCATGACAAAATACTAATGTCATAATTAGCACAGTTACCAACAAAAATATAACCCTTCTGCTTTGAGATACCCTCTACTGTAAGAGCTGATGTGCAATTGTTTGCATAAACCTTATCACCAACAAACACTGGCTTATCTTCAAGTATTGCAATCATAAAACAGTATTTATCAGGCTGAAGTGTAAAATCAGGCCAAAAACTCACACTCGATCCATTAAATTTTACGCACTTCAACGGATTTACGCCAGTCCCTTCGCACATATCCAGCACACGCGCCCACTCTCTGTGTAAGTCTGATTTTTTCATTTTATCCACACTTAAAACCGTTGTTTTTCATTGCAGTTCTGACTGTTCCGGTATCCGACCATATGAGCCGCGCACCTGGCATTTAACCTTTCTTCCGCAGCCTCAAACTCTCGCACATTAACTTGATCCACATTCATTGCCGAGTATGGATGCAGTGGCGGTCTTCCTGGCCCATTCTTTATTACTTTTTTCTTTTTCATTTATTCTTTCTCTGGTTTAAAAGTGGGTGACGGAATCCAGCCAAGAACAACATCAACACACATCTCCTCATCATCCTCATCGACATATGTATCAATATCCTCATCGTAACGATAAGGGAAAAACATGCCTATCTTTTGCTCAGTTGGGTGACAATAAGCCATGAAATACTCTCCATCCATAGGCGCATCAGACATCGGCCTCAGCTTTGAAACTGTTAATGTGTCGATTTCTTCAAATTTTGACGACAGATTGTCTGCTAACCACAAAATCTCATCCGGCGTAAATTGTGATATCTCAGATAAAAAATCCTTGTATCTTTCTTCTGTTATGACTTTCATTTTGTGTTTTCGTCCAGTAAATTATCAATCGCTTTTATCACTTTCAGCCTATCCTCACTGCTTTCAAAAAAACGAATTTTTGACCCAAAAAAACATCGATACACTGCTTTTTCTCCACGCCTAGGACACGGCAACTCAACCCCATTAAGCACAAATGTTTTCTTTGGTGGATTCCAAGAATAATTTTTCATCATGGATTCGGCAGATAATTCGCTAATCGTGTACTTTGCTCCCGTATCTTTATTTAATACAGTATCACCAACAAACACCGGCCTATCTTCAAGTATTGCAACAGCGAATTCATATTTTCCCAAACTATCTAATGAAATACACCTGTTTTTAACTTCTCCGTCAAATTTCCAGCAAACATCAGGACTAACATTAGTCCCCTCGCACATATCCAGCACACGCGCCCATTCTCTGTGTAAGTCTGATTTTTTCATGCGACACCCTCCAAAAGTTCAATCAGCAGCGCTCGGCCTTTATCGCTTAGTTTCATATTCATTTAAATGATCCCATTTTGCTTGCGTGAATTTAGTCCAGTCATAGATATGTAAATTTCTAGCGAATGCGTTATACATAAAGCCTGACCTAACTGATAAATATTTATTGTTTCGATCATATCTTATGATAAACAGATCATTTGCGGCCGGTGGCATCTTGTCTGAACAAGCAGTCCATTCGATATTCATTTGCTTAAAATCCTTACTCCATCCGCAGTTTTAAAATCATCAATATCCGCGATTTCTCTCATGCACTGCGGGCACATCGTTAAATCGACCTCAAAGCCACTTTGCAATAAATGTGCCCCGTCACCGCACGGACAGATCTGATAGCCTTGATCCAATTCCTGGGGCGTTGGTTCGCTTATTTTTATCATTTCGCATATTCCCGCACAGCTTCTTCGATTATCGTGGTTGCTGGCTTCTCGTGATTTTTTAAATATTCCGCCACATCCGGAGCAAGCCGGTAAGATACCCTTACTTTATTCTGATTCTTGCGGCCGGAACCTTTTCGATATCCGCCGCGTGCGGTTTTAATCATAAACGTCTATTTATTTAAAAAACTTAACCAACGGGTCTCGCTTTTTATCCATCTCTTGTGGCGTTGTCACAAAGACTGATTTGCGATCCATCATATCTACCGTGTTGGTATAACCCAAGCCTTCTACAACTTCTTTCAAGCCTGGTGTTAGTTGACAATCTTTAACCACCATTTCAAATGCTAATTTGCCGTCTTTTTGAGTCCTGAAAACATCAAATTCTGATCCGTGTTTATTTTTCATTTTAATCCCCTGGTTAGTTATTTGCTCGATGTGTTCATTCTACCAGGATAATTTAATATGTCAATACGTTTTCAATATTTATTTTCACATTATTATGTTTCTGTTGTGAGATTATTTGCAACTTTTACCAAACACATTCGCTGAATAAAATATCTAATTTGCTATGACCTGGCAGCAATTGTTTATTCGCTATCGCGTGAAGTTTTGCCGTTTTACGGTCAACAAAAGTTCCGTCAGTAAGTACAAAACCTTGCTTTCCTGCTATCGGGCATGGGTGCCCAAGTTCTTTTGCCATATGATGAATAATGTTGTGGTGCCTATTTGGCCTTGGCAATGAAACAACCTTTCCGTCATAATCCATAATTGCAGCCATTTCTACTTTATTACCTTTCATAATTTAACAATCCCTTCATCAATCAAAATTAAGCAACTTTTATAAGTCCATTCGACCACAAATACTCCTGAGTTTTAACGTGCGCCCTCAGCCATTCCGCCTCCTTCAATTCTTTGTCGCAAAACCTGTCCAATTCCATGTGAGCGTTATTGCACATGGCCGCAAACGCGAAATCGTGCGACTTATGACCGGCTCCACGTCCAAAAACATAACTGTCGCTGTGCGCCGGATCGCATCCAAGATACCCAAAGCACTGATGCTCAAATGTGGCCATGCAAGGCATGTCATGCGCCAGATCAAGCAACTTTCTATTCCTGTATGTCATTCTTTGCGCTTTTGGTTATTTTGCTACTCATCTAGCCACCCAATGAAAGCTTGCATTTCCTGATCCTTCTTATTCTTATCTTTAAATATAGCTAACGTCTCGATACCTGATTTAATCGTACCGTAGGCATTTGCTGGCAAAGTAAACGGCCTTTCTTCATATCTAACTAATTTGTTCGGCGGCCTATTCCACACCGGGATATAAACTTCACTCATCGATCATAGCTCCCGCCATTTCCTCAATTTGTTCAGGCTCTAAGCCTTGCCAATACCGCTCTGCTATCAATCTGCATATTTGCTTCGCTGCGCCATGGAATTCGGCCTCGTCAAGGCTCTGAAAACTAAGGCTTCTTGGTATTCTCGCAATCATAAATCCGTCATTATTTATATTGAATCCCACCATGGCTAAAATTGGCTCTACAACTGGCTTAACATACTTCCATACCTGCGAATCGAAGCCATGGATTTTTAGCGCAATCTCATCGCAGCAAATATTCCCTTCCAACTGGATTCTCTTGATTATTGAATGCGCTTCCATGCCACTAAATTCCTCAATATTCGCAGCGCACAATTGCCCGATCCGGTGTACCAAACGATTGAATTTTACGTTGCGCAGCTTTCTGATTTCTGCGCCCACAACATCACCAATCTTGAACTTCTTATCCCGCATCTGTGCTTCTGCGAAATTGTCTGCCGGTACCAAGCCGCCTTTTATCACCCGAAGAAATATTTTCTCAGGCTTGCGCTTTGGTCTTGCTGTGGCTTGGGATTGATTGATCATTTGGCTCTGGATTTTCTTCTGCTCAAGAAGGCGGTGGCAGCAAGAAGACCACCTAAAAACATTGATTCATGAGCAGTTGCACCAAGTAACGGATGATGCAAATAGCGCTTTCTCGAACCAGACCGATTACCTTTAACCCTTCCTGATTCGATTGCAGCCTTTCTTCTCGACTCAAAAGATCCTCTATTCCTTGCTTGTCCCATTATTATTTCTCCATATTTTTGCGACATCATCACGTAACTTTTTATAAGCATCAAAACCGCGCTTTTCTTTTACACCGGCCAAATGCTCTTTTATCCAATCGCCATCATGACTTGAAACAAACTCGACTTCGCAGCGATGCCGGTCTGCTTCTGTTGCTGCGTAGACTGCATCTGACATTCGCTTTACTGGCAAGTTAAAATCGCGTACGCAATCGCAACAGCAGTCATGCAGCCAAACAGGAACATGAACATTAATGTTGTTGACGACTTGCGCTCTTCTGCTTCACATTGTTGCCGCCAGAACACCTCGGACTTCTTCAATTCAGCGTATAAATTTCTTCTTAAATCCAGATCATCTAATAGCTGCCGCTTGTCGTTTTCCATCACTTCAATATGATTTCTCGCTATTCCTGCGGCCTGATCCAAGCATCTTTTAACTTTGGCATTTTCTGATTCGCTCATTTTCAAACCTCTCTAAGTAATTTTTTAGCCGTGGATAAAACTATGTCTTTGTCAATACCCGCCCAATCCGCGCGCTTCTCTGCCGCTCTGATGTACTTTACAATCAGCTCTCTCCTGCTTTCCATTACACTCAAGCTTCCGAATTTATTTAAGCCAATGTTCTCGATAAAACGTATTTCATGAGTCGCGGAAAAACGAATTTGATCTTCATCGTTTTTACTCATGTGACAACCTCCCAATTCGAGCAGTCATTAATATCAATCCTTTTGTCGTATCCATTTTCACGCTCAAAATGTTCAGTCAGCCACACGTCACCCATTCGACTGCATCCGATACAACGATATCTTTTGCCGTCTTTGTATGTGCAAAACAATTTACGTGATCGCAGCCATTTACGATCTTTATCAATAGCTGGTCTGCGGAAATGTTCGAGCCATTCTTTTACATCTGCCGGCCCTGTCGTTTCGTCATCTAACCAATCATCAATGTGTGTCATTCCGCTACCTTTTAAAATAGTTTCTGCTGTTGCTGGCTTTTAATTACTCGCTCTACAGCAGCGTTAAAATAATCATAAATCATAAAACCATTCAGGGACTCTAGATAAATCAGAAAAGTACCTAGCATTGGTTTTATGCGGCTCATAACCAACTTTACACATTCTGTTTATAACAGCGATATTCTTTCCCAATTCTTTGGCTATTTGCGTTTGAGTATGCGTTCCTATTAGCTCTTTAACTCTTGCATGAGTAGCTATCCCATCCTCATCATAATAACTACCTCTTAATTCATCTTTGCGAAGGCTTAATGTGTCAGGCATTCCTTTAGTTACGACATACCCCACTTTCATAATATCAAGACAAACCAATGCAAACAAATCAATTTCTTCATCTCCATACCTTCCGACACCATTCTTTCCCATACGTTTAACGTTAAAAATATATGCCAAACTATCCTTGCTTCGCTGTGGTACTTTACGAACTCCACTGGTTGTTTTAACTTGAATTTTAAGCAATTTCTTACCAGTGTCTAGCAATACGTCATAAGGCAAGCCCTGCTCACTTGGGAATGCAATAAATCCTTTTATTATTAGATCAGCACATACAAGATATTCACCGGCTTTACCTACCTGAAGTTCTTTTGAAGTTCTCATTATTTATACTTTGGATTTGATACCTCTAAGTATACCATACCACAGCCAAATCAAAACTCTTATCCGGCAAATCCTTCATAAATTCTTCGCAATCACCGTGTATCAGTGTTGCTGTGCCTATTTTTATAGTTTTCATTTAACTACCTTTGAATCAAGTACACGCTTCATTTCCGCAAGTATTTTTAAACCTTCTGCTTTCGGCGTTGTATGCGCTTTTTCTGGTGATGGCAAAGCTTGCAATCTTTCAGGAACAACACTCGGCAATTCTCCTGCCTCAATTCTAGCCACAGAATCGTCAATAGCGACTTTCCAGCGAGTTTTGATACTCTGGTAAGGATAATTATTTATATCGCAGCCAAGCTTCACTGCGGCGCAATACACAGCACAATGCGACCACTTATCTAATCCCTTTTCACGTAACCTCATTTGCTCAACTGCTTCAAGGAATGCTGCTTCGTAGTCGATAGACTTTGCTGCGCTTATAAACTCAAGGCATGATGGCGGCCAGTTATCCTCACCTGGCTTGATGTTTGATTTAAAAAACTCCAATGCTTTCTTTGCATCTTTGAACGAAAAGTTTTCTTCTTGAAATTCTTCAGCCCATGCAATTTTAAAATCATTAGCGGATCTGTCATTAGCGAATTGCGATGACCATTTACGCGGATACATGAAGTCGAGTTTTGCAAAAAGGTAATCAATGCCGCGCTTGTTATCAAACTTCTCGTGAATCTCAAGCCAAGAATTTGGGGTTAATTTCGATAATTCCATTTTCATTTCCTTTTGTTGGGTTTCCATATCCATCACCATGGCCTTGCAAATATTCGCTTGCATTAAATTTAACCTGTTTTTGTGGTGATGCTTTGTTGTCTGGCAAGAATAGACCTGTGTAACCGTTAATTGCAGCAGTCTCCAAAGCTGTGGCGTAGTCTTGGCCTAATTCTTTCCACTTCCGCAGCTTTTCAACTTGCTTCTGCATTTGCTCAGGGATCATCTTTTTACCCTTACGAGTTTTTATCCATAAATTCCAATGATCCTCATTTATCCATTCAGGTATAAAAAAGTGATTTTCTTTTTTACTTTCTTTAATAACTGGTTTATGGTTTATGGTTATTGGTTTATGGTTAGGGTTCGATTCGCTTTCATTTGGGTTAGCCAAAATAACCGACTGGGTTTTCTCTGGCTCTACGCTTGACTTTGGCCTACCGCCTTTTTTTCCGTTCTCTTTGTTTTTATCACACTTTGAATGGTAATCAGCAATTTCCATATCGATTCTTTTATGATTCCACCCTAATTCTGATAGATAAAAGAAGTCATTTAAGACATTGCTTAAAGCGGTCGTTTCCTCTTGGGTTCCCAACCGTAACCGTCTGGTAACCGACTGGGTTTCTTTAGGTATAGGAGACTCATCAAGATAGTACCAGTCTATTAAATCCCTGTAGATGCTATGCTCCAACCTTGAAAGGTGTGAAGTATCCTTGCGATAGTCTGCTATATTGAATTGATAGTAGTGCATCATAAACCTTCTAGGAATCGCACAATAAAAAGGTAGCGTTCCCGAACGGTTAGAGCGTGCGCTCTGAATGGGTCTTTAAATTGTGCGATTTCTGAAAGATTCATTTTCTACCGTTCTTTGGCCGCTACAGCCGATTGAATGTTAATTATACTACAAAAATTATTAACTGTGTCACAATGGTCTTTCGCTCCCATGATTTTTATGATATCCGTGCAACCTTTCCGCTGACTTCCTCGCACACGCCGCAGCAAATATGTTATCGAAACCGCCTAAGTGAGTATGATGTATAGCAGCCATCCATTTTGATTTGCGTTTATCCCACCATACCCCACATAAACCGCTCGAATTATTTGATTGTTTTCTCCGGTTCCTGTGATTCTCCGCGCCAGTAACTGATCGTATATTTACCCTCTTATTGTTCGTTCCATCACCATCATGATGGTCTATTTCTTCTTCTGGAAATTCACCATGAATGTACAACCAGGCTAATCTATGAGCAAAATAATCCTTGCGGTTTATCCTGATTGAAATTTATAGCTTGCCTCCTATGCCTTTTTTAGGGTAACCAGCAACCTGACCAACCTTCAAACGATGATTGTTTGTTTTTAAGCGGATAAAGTCACCGGTTAATTCGCAGTAATGAAATAGCTCTTTAAGTTCAGATTGAGTTATCATTTTTCCACTTTCTTATGGTTCCTAGTTTCCAGTGATATCTGTTTGAATTTCTTATTCTACACTTAATAACACTGTCTGGTTTAGGAAGTTTACCTTCTTCGCAGTAACTTAAAATGTTGTGGTTATTTTTATAATCAAACATCTCAGCTACGTCACGACTATTCATTAAAGTTTTATCTGGCAAGTCTTTATAACAATCAGGTATCACAGGTATTTTTTTCATGATTAAAAGTAAAGCTTAACAGTTTTAATAAGCGTAAAAACCAGCAGCACAACTGTTAACGCTAGACCGGATTTTATGAGCAAGTCTGTTAGTTTATCCATTTTCAATCCACAATCACCATAATCTTTTTCTGATTCTCCACGCCGTATAAATTAATCTTTGAGTTCTTATCAAACCATTCCGCTATGTGTTGCTCTAATTCTGCTTTCTTCCAGTCTTCTAAATCGTTCAAATATTCCTCCGCTATTTCTCCGCAGTCATCTATTGCCCTGGTCTGCATTGCATCAATTAAATCTTTTGCGTAAATGTAATGAAAATGCTTCAACTCGACCTTATCCGCTTCCCAAACTTCAACGCTTTCTCCGATGTTGTAATGTTCTTTTAGATCACTCATTAAATCTTCATAATCAGTCCATTTTTCGCCGCCACCTTGCGTATAAACCTGTTCTTTATTTTCCATTTGCATATTCTCCCAATATCATAGCCTGGACATAAACAAATCCAGCGTGCTGGTCTAAAATTGAAACGCCACCGATTGGCATATATCCATTTTCGATAAAGTCATTGACTGATTCTTGCATAGTTATTACGCCAGATTCTTTCACTATTATGTAAACTGGTCTATTTAACATTTTCTTTCCCCTCCAAACTCGTTAAATAAGCAGATAGCAGCGTTACTGTCGAGTGCTTTGGATCGCCCTCGCCTTTCATGAATTTATACAATGTGTGGTAGTTAACATTACTGTTTTTCGCAACCGCCGTATAATTTGAATCTTTCAGCCTACGCTTTATTTCTTCTACGCTTAGCATATTAATTTTCCTTTTTTGTTAATAAAGTTTGTAAAACAGTTGACATGATACTACAAGATAGTTCATAATGCAATTTCTTGATTAAATTGTTTGGAGATAAAAATGTATCAAATAATAAGCAAGGTTTTGAAATGGGCTGATGACAGAAACTTAATTGAAGGAGGTTGCCCAAAATCACAAATGCTTAAATGCGTTTCTGAAGTCGGTGAATTGGCCGACAATGTAAACAAACAAAATGACATTAGCGATGATATTGGAGATGTTTTAGTAACTCTTACAATATTATCTGCGCAGCATGGTTTGACTTTAGAAGAATGTCTTGAAGTGGCATATGAAGACATTAAAGACCGTAAAGGAGTCATGCTTGACGGTGTATTTATAAAAGATACAGATCCTTCTTTTGAAGGCGCAATGGCTGTTATTGCTGCACGCCGTGTACATATGGAGCAATAGAATGCCTGAAGAACCATACGAAAGATACATAGCAGCTTTCAGAACTCTGATTGAAAATCATGGCTCACAGAATGCTATATACGCTCTCGAACAAGCTTTTAGATTAGAGAGTGAAGACCCATCGCATACGGCAAGTAAGAACGATACTCTTTGTGAGATTGCTGATGAATTGTACGAACTTTATTATAAGGTAGAGAAATTATGAGTGATACAAAAACACATTACAGAAAAGCATTTGACAGCCCTTACCTAAGCAGCGCAGACATAGTTGACGCGATGCAATTTACTATTTCATCGGTAAAGCTTGAAACAGATCAAACCAAGAAAACGAAAGATTTGTTTAATACGGCGCACTTCGTAGAAAAAGAAATACGTCCAGGAGAGAAGCTGAAGCCAATGATATTGAACGCATCAAACTCCAAGACATTAAAAAACCTTACTGGATCGCCATTTATTGAAGATTGGAAGAATGTGCCAGTAATGATTTACGTTGATCATAATGTGCGCTTTGGAAAGGAAACTGTAGAAGGATTGAGGATAAGCCCAAACAAGCCAGAAAAGAAACAACTGACGCCAGACAATGCGAAAGCATGGGATAACGCTAAAGCAGCATATAAACGTGATGGAAACCTTGATAAGGTACTAGAACGTATGACAATGAGCGATGTTGATCAAGCAAAATTAATTGCAGAGTGTTCAAATGCAGTGGTATGACGTGCAGCAGGGCACTGAAGAATGGCAGCAGTTACGATGCGGAAAGGCTACTGCTTCAAACTTTGGTACTTTTATGGCTAATGACGGGAAAGCATTTGGAGACCCTGCCAGACGTTACGCGCTTCAGATTGCCATCGAAAGAATTAGAGGTGTTAAAGCGGAAGTTGGTTTTACTAACGACCACACTGAAAGAGGTAACGAACAAGAGCCAATAGCTAGAGCGATGTATGAAGATGAAAACTTCTTAACTGTAACTAATGGCGGTTTTTTTGATTGCGGTATGCACGGCGATAGTCCGGACGGGTTAATAGGTAATGACGGGGTAATAGAGATTAAATCCGTGATCGCTTCCACACACTACGCAACATTAAAACGAGATTCATTCGATCCGGCTTACCGCTGGCAATTAGCCGGGCACCTGGATTGCACCGGGAGAGAATGGGTAGACTTTGTAAGCTACTGCTCAGAGTTTCCAGAAAACAAACAGTTATTAATTTATAGAATAACTCGCATGGATATGGCTTACGAAATTACAAGGTTACGCGAAAGACGCAATGAGTTTTTAATCTTAGTTGATGACATTATCGGGGAGTTATTAGATAACGAAAAAGAAAGTAAATTGATTGTTGAAAGTATTAATAAACCATTTGTTCCATCACAAAACTACGAAG